TCAGAAAGCATGATGCCCGATGAAGCCCAGCCGCTCGGCAACGTGATCGCCGTATTGGTAAGTGGAGAAGGTCTTCCAAGCTGAGGCTTATTTGTTTTCAGATCAACACTGATAACGTTGGCACAGTTTGTGAATATTACCGAGTACTGGGAAGAAGCCACATTTGGATGCGCGCAGCCAGCAAAGCTGACTTTGCGCGCATTGGATAGATTGATATAATTATGGGCAAACTCAACGCCTGAAAATGACACGCCATCGAAAGCATCTACCCCAGTATATACAGTTCGAGAACCACTACCATTATTGTTGGGGCACATCACTGCATAGGTAATGAACGGCCCATCGCCGACACCACCGAACTGATCGTCGAAGATGCCGCCACGCACGAACAGGTCTTTAGCGGCCCTGACAGTAGGAAACATAACGTGGTACAAAAGCACACCGCCGCGATTGAAACGGTGATCAACATCCTCGATTCTGAAGTTCTCGTAATGCTCACCCAGATAAAACTGTTCATGGGTAATGCCGCGCCCATAACGAACGCCCGAGAGGTTGGCTGGCAAGCGCCTTGCCCTGCCGCCATCAGTGTAAATGCCGCTAAAGCCCGGAAGGTCATCGCCGTTATATTGCCACTTTCCACCTTTGATCAGTGTGTTCCGGTGCGAGGCAATCGACAATCCATGACGGCCATTCCACAGTGCCGAGCCGCCGATGATAGACAGATCATTGTGCAGAAGATCGTCCGCGTTCACGGGTTCCAGCGACCCTGTCCAGATAAAAAACCCGTCAGTCGCGCACCGCACCGCAGTTGAGTTCAGGATCGTGACCGCGCGCGTTCTGCCGAAAAGCTTGAAACCGGCGCGCTGTCCATCGCCGCCCGATGAGACAAGCAACGTTTGGCCAATCCGATTTCCGTCGACATGGCAGTTTTCAAGCAAGATGTTCGATTTCTCGCTGGCTTGGCCATCGATAAAAAACGGGGCATTGTCGGTGGTGGCGTCGGGCACAAAGGCGCGAAGGTTTCGTATGACGGAGCCAGAGGGGATGCTGGCCGTTGTCCAGCTGTAAGTCCGTCCATGTCCCTCTAGAACACGGCCATCCTCAGCCGCGGCGTTAATTGCATTCTGCATTTGCGCGGTGCAGTCAGGATCGGAAACATTTGCTCCATAGGCCTCGGGCGTGACCGGCACGCGGCGTAGGACGGCCGCCGATGTTTCACTGATAGCGCCCTCACTGCCATCAGTATGCCCAATTTTTTCGCAGCCATCATCAGCTGCAAGACTCTGCCCGATAGCCGCGAGGGCTTGCGGGATAGTCGCATCATCGGGAACAAGCGGATTAGAAAGTAAACCAAGGGGCCGCCCAAGTGTAGCCAGTTCAGCCTGCAAGGCGGCCACTCCTCCTTCATTCAAGTATAGATTGGGAGGATTGCGGGTCCAAAATGTTTGGCCAGGCGCAGTTGCGCTCAGCCCTTCGCTGATATTGGAAAAAGTGCCGACAACTACAGCAGCTGCCGCTGCGACATCTGCAAAATTAGACGCCGAATCCTTTGCAGCTTCGGCTTCCGCCAGGGATGGCGCCACGGCGGCCCCGACCAGTCCGGAAACCGCCGCGCGTCGCGTAACGCCATCTTTCACCAGGACAACCTGCTCATTTCCGTCCAGATCACTGGCTTCAGTGAGAGCGCTGATTTTGGCCATGTGTCAATCTCCTATGCGTGGAACTCTGGCCAGATCGGGTTACTTTCTACCGGGAAGATTGCGAGCTGTTCGACTGTCGGGATTGTCATGACTTCTTCTTCGATAATGTTGCTAGCTGACCGAATGGCATCGATATCGTGAAAGCCTGGGTCGCTTGCGTCGCGCAGGGCATTGATCTGACGCCAGAGCGGAAAACGATCATTGATCCTGCGAGAGGCCTCTCGCTTGATGGCCTGTACGCATGCTGCTCGGGCTGACTCGAGGTCTGAAGGGCGAATAGAACGCAACTGAGGTCGTCCGCGCATATCGGGCACGATCTCGCAACCTTGAGCCTGCCCGGCGAGCAGCGCCGCGTGCCGAGCTGGCGAGACTGCTACCGCATCTTGTGGAATGCAGCGATGCATTCTGCTGTCAAAAAAACCGCGAGCAGAGGCGCTGTACTTGATCGTCATGACAGGTCGATCCTTCCGATGGCAATGAAGCAGCAGGCATCGGTGCTGGCGTTCGCATTGTGTACCGAGAACCCGCTAGCGCCAATGGTGTTTGCCCTGACCGCCGGATAGTTGTCTTGAGCATCGTTACTGGTGTCGCTGGTGCCATCGACCACCACGGAAAAGGCGTTGCCAGTGAAGCTAATCGGAAATGACACTGAGGTCTGGCTATTGGGCCCAGCGCTGAATCTACCCCATTGTACCAGCGGTGTATTGGCCGGGTCTGCTGCGGGAATAATGGCATAGCCGTTCTCCAGCATCAATTTGGTCATCGGGCCAAGCGATGCCGGGGTAAGTGCCCGATTATTGGCCGTGCCTATACGAGCCTCCGCCTGGCTGGCAGCCGTCACGGTCAGCACGCGATCTGCGCTCAGATTTCCGCCTCCGCTCACCAGGCCACCGCCGGTGATATTGCGCGCCTGCAAGGCGGCTATGGCTGCATTTACCGTACCCTGAAAGGCGGTGAACGCCGCGTTTATCGTTGTCGCCAGCGCATCGAGCACGCGCTTGATCTTCTTGGGCGACATGATCCGCGTGTCATCGAGACCTGAATCAGCCTCTGCGTTGGTCGCGATCTCCGCAACGCCCTTGACCGTTTCACTTGCAGGCGGATTGAGGAACAGCGCATCGCCAAATTCGATGAGCGCCGCCATGTTGTTGGCGAAGGCAATATCAAACATGATGAGGCCAGTGGCCAGCTGCGCCTTGCTGAGCACCGCGTTCTCGGCAGCACTGTAGATCGCCAGGAGCACCCCGGCATCGGTGTATATACCGATGCCGGTGACGTCGTAAATGTCGGCACTGGGGTCATAGGCTGTGACATGGATCACATTGGCACTCACCGCCTGGCCAGACACCGCATCGACCCGCTTGAACTCGCCAGGCAGTGCATCGATCGTCGGCGCGGCTATGAACGGTGTCCCGGTCAGGCCAATCTGGGTGATGCGGATTTCATCGGTGCCACCGCTTTCTGCCGCAACGATCGCATCGAGACCGGCATTGGTGATCATCATGGCAAGCGCGGTCATCAGTTCACCTCCATAAACAGGCTGTCTTCGCGGGTGATCGGCTCGCCATTTTCGGTCTGAAGATAATTGTCCCAGCGGGGGTCGGGATCATGCGCAGCAGCCAGATCGAAGCGGATGGAGGTTGCCGTCATGGCTGCGCCAGAAAGGTATCCCATGGCCTGCGCTTCGAGATACTGGACGAAGGTGAAGTGCGAACGCGCGGGCTTGACCGAGGCGACATCGCGGATAATCGCCGCTGCGGTCTCTGCGCTCAGAAAGCTGGGCGGGATGAGGTTGGCGGGCATGCGCACCTCAAAGGTGTGCACAGGCTGGCGCGGGTTCGCCTCGAACCATTCGACAATCTCCAGCAGCGGGTTGAAGCGATCGAGCACCTCGCGAACGATGGCTCGCGTTCCCTTGCGGCGGTGAAACGGGATCGCATCCCAGATGGCGGCACGACGCTCACCTTCCGTCCATTGCGGATCCCAGCGAGCGATCGCGAGCCCCCAAGCGAGGAAGGGCAGCAGTTCCGCCGGGCAGGTATCGGGGTTCCACAGATTGCCGACCTGGGCGATATCGATATCCGCGCGCATCGCCGCTTCGAGCGCCATCTCGGAGCTTTGCGCATTGGGGGGCAGCAGGCTGCTGGTCAGAACCTGATCGGGAAGAGCCATGACCGCGATCAGTCCCAGGTGCCGCCGATGGTGACATCAATGTCAGCGCAGTGCCCTGCCTGCAGCATGGAATAGACCTGGTCGATAGCCGGTTCGGCCAGCTCGACCCGCTGCACGCCGGCGACATGCAGCGCAGCGATGATCGCCGATCGCGGGATGTCGCGGCCAAGGCGGCGCGCAGTGGCGAGAAAGGCATCAAGACTGGCCAGCGCAGTCGAGAGGATAAGGTCGGGATCCGGACCCGAATACAGCCAGAGCTGAGCCGCGATATTGAAGGGCTGGATATCAGCGGACTGGACGCTGACCAGATCGGTCAGGGGCCGCACCTGGTCATTGAGCAGCACGGCTTCGACCGCTGCGAGCGTTCCCGGAGGTGCAGTGCCATCGCCGGTACGCGACAGGACCGAAACCACCACCTCGCCCGGCTCAGGCGAGGTGGCCGACGCATCGAGCACATCGCCCGATGCCGAGATCGCGTGATAGACATAGGCCATTTCAGGCCCGGCGACCGAGAAGCTGTGCGGGGCGAGCAGCACGCGGCGGCGCAGCTCATCGTCGCTTTCCATGACGGCCGCCACGCCCGTGACAGGGTTTGCGGGCGTGATCTCGAGTCGCTCCACGGCGTAGAGCGCCGCCAGGTGATCGAGATTGGTGCCGCGCGCGAAGGCGATGAGCAGCTGGCGGGCCGCGTCGTCGAAAGCCTGGGCGAGCACCTGTTCGTCATAGCTGTCCGCCTGCAGCAGTTTGATCGCCGGATCGGATTCCACCAGCGCGCTGAAGGGCGGGAAGAGCGCGAGCAGCTGAGAACGCTTGGCCTCATAGCGCGTTTCGAAATCCGTCTGCGGCACCACCGAGGGCGGCGGCAGGCGCGACAGGTCGATAGCGGGTGACGTGGCGATGGATGAAATCGTCATGAACGCCAGCAGCATGATGGCTTGGCCAAAGGCCAGCGGACGCGATTGTTACCGGGCCGATTACAACGGTGCGCGGTCAGTCCTGAGCCAATGCGGCGGTCACTGCCTCCAGCACAACATCCATGTCATCACCACCAAATCCTAAGAGGCGACGCGCCTCATAGCGCGCTCGGATGGTGCGGCCGTCACGCGTGCGCCCCACCCGATCGGTCCGGCCATCATGGTGCACCTCGGCGATGCGCTGGGCGTTGCCGCCGCCGAAATCGAGCTCGACACTATCTGGCGTCGCCTTGATGCGCATGTTGCGGGCCATGCGCAGGCGGCGGAACATGCGCTTGCGGCGCACCGGCTTGCCGTCTGGTCCCATGCGTGGCCGGCGCGGGGCCATAGCCTTGCCATCGGGTTCCTTGTTGGCGGCGATGCGCTGGGCATTGGACCGGCGAAGCGACTGGCCGACCTTCAATGACAGCTTGCCACGTGCTCCCGGTTCCAGGCGCAGCATGAGGCCATCAAGCCAGTCTTCAACCTTGGTGAGATCGGTGTCGGCCATGATCAATGCCAGGGCGGCAGCGGTCCGTCTTCATCGGCGACTTCTGTCAACGGCGGGGTGCCCGTGGCCGGTTCGCCATCGCTGGCGATCAGGGGCAGATCATCGTCGAACAGCGGCACCGGCTCATCCAGGTGCTGAAGAGCAAAGCCACCATCCTCGCGCCGGGTGGCCAGCACGTTCTCATCGAGCTGGATCTGCAGCTGGAGATCCACGGTCTTGCTGTCGATGAGATCGACCTCGATCGAGAAGGCTTCCTTGCCAGGGGTGAGCAGCTCAGGCTGATGTTGGCGCAGCCAGTTGGTCACCGCCAGAATGACGACACTGGGCTGCCCTGCAAATTCGATCAGGATGACATTGAGCCGGTAGCGATAGGCAAAGCCGAGCGTAGGGGTCGAGCAGGAAACGATGCTGCCCTGATCGACCCACATCAGAAGCTTTGCCGGATCGCGCGCCAGATCGGGCTGGAGCGCGACGATTGCGGCGCGCAGAGACGCGGGCTTGATCATGCCGGGTCACTCT